GTCTAGGCCGTTATCGTTTTTACCACGAAGATCTTCTGTACTTTCAATCTTTAATAGGTTGTTGTAGTTTTCTGACAAGTAGTTGTTTAATGTTTCTGCTACCGATGCACCGATTTCATTGACAAAACTATTTCGACGTATCAGTTCGGCAACTATCCACTTATATACTTTACCTACGTCATACTGGATGAACCCAAGCTGCTTTGCTATTATCAAGCCAGCCAGAACAACAGCGTTACCATTAGACCAAAATCTATTTTCGGGGCCAAGTTTAGCCGCTGCATCAAGACGCTCTTTAGCACGTTTAACAATAGCACGGGCCTCATCTCTATTGTTTATTATCCACTGGATATACTCCGTGCCAAGGTGCCCATAGTTCTTTTTTAGATCCTCAAGCAGATCTGAAGTGTCTGCATTGTTTCCTGTTGTATGGATCATCTTAGTCACTTTAATTTCAAACAACCGCTGCATCTCTGCTTTCGGTGTAGCCTTATCCCTACTCAGAGTTTCCCACGCACTGGTATTTCCAGAGCTTAGTGCCAGCAGTTTCCAAGGCTTCCCCCTAGCACGTTCTACATTCCCATTTGCAGATAGCCTGTTTTTCTGTCGTCCACCTGACACTTGGTAAACATACTCCGACATCTCTCTGCTTGTTACGTTTGTCATCTCATCAGATACAAGAGGTAAACTGTGCATTACTTCACCCCGATTCATCCGTGAATTATGGGTGTCGTCTTTTTGTAAAGTCAATAATTCTGGATCCCCCCAAATTGACATAGCGGCAAACTGTGCTGTAGTTTTACCTACACCCGTACCACCGTATAGATGAACAGCCATACTATTTAATCCCGTCAATGCCATGAGTGGGGAGCCAAAACCAACACCCACAACGTATTGATGCAGTTCAAAACCCGTCTTGTTATAAAAGTTAAGTAGTTCTATACTTTTTTCTTTACTGCCATTCGGCTCAAAAGTATCCATAAGCCCTGCGGTCTTTGAGGATGGTGGATTGTATGTTGTCTTGCTACCCTCAATAAGCTTTTCGCCAAGAACAAACTTCTCCATGTTGTCATCGACCCAACCAAACTGACGGTGCGCTTCATCTGCAACCGATGTGCGTTGTAGTTCATCTACCCATTTTGTTGTATATGCCATAAGTTTTTCTAAGCTCTTTCCCCATGCAGTGACGCCCTCATGCGCCATGCTTTTACGAAACTCTTCCCTAGATGTAATGTGCGTAAGTGGGACACTAAATTGACGCACACCGTCTTTTGGTAAGTGTAGACGAAACACCAAAGTCTCACCTAATTCCTGATCGTGCAGGCGGCGTGTAATGTATATATCGTGATGGTATACTACTTCTTCTTCGATATCACCATCATCGTTGCTTGCACGTAAAAACACACCACCATTTGCACCCCTAAAGTACGGTTTAGGGTACTCGGGTATATCAAAGGCTTGATCGTCCTTTTTTCCTTGTACGGGGGCTGAAACACTGACTACTCCTTCACTTTCCCGAATACGTTTACCTAGTACGATTGGGGATTTTATTTCTTGCCACAATGGGCAGTCCTGACAAACACCTTCTCTTAACTCGTCAAAACGTGCGCAAGTATACGGCCCCTTTATTTCGTCAAGCTTCTTGCGCATTTCTGCTTCGCTGTAATCGGGGTGCCTACTAGATATTTTAGTCGCGCCCTCTTCACCGTCCACGCAAAACTTTGCGATGGATAAACCCGCCCTCCAAAGTGGCTCACTAACTTCTGTTTGCTTACTTGCAATATACCCAAGCTGTGCGCATCCACGCCCCGCAATAGTTTTTTGCATGATTTTTTTAAATATGTTTTCAGAATTTTCGACGTAAGCTTCGTATAGCGCGTCTGTCCCCAAGTTTATCTTGATAACTGGCTTCAAAATTACGCCAAGCTTTTCTACAAACTCAGACAGGACTACAGGTTTTGGTATGTCTACACCAAACAAACTGACAGGTAGAGGTGGGTTGTCTTTGTAATTATGTGTATCTGGCACACGTAAAATACGTGCCACGTCTGCTGTGACCGCAGGGTCTGCAAGTAATCCATTGTCAGCGCAAGCTTTCTTTAATCGCTCTGCTGCGTCTAACCATATCTCCACCGAAACTGCTTCGGTCAATAGCCAATACACATGCACACCTCTACCGCTATTCACCATCAAAGGTTTAGGTAGAGAGAGTTGTTTACAGAAACTACGTAACGCACTTACAGCGAGCTGCTGCGTAGGATATTCTTTCGACGGTCCAACATCCAAATCTAAAAACAAAGATTTAAATTCTTGTGCGTTGTCGCCTTTTCGGTTGGTTGGCTCTCTGAAGGTTGCAAGCGCAAAATAAACGTCTAACCCATCATTGTCGAACTTGTAAGCCGCTCGTTCAACTTCTTCGATGGTATCGTAAAACTTTTGTATTCTTATATCGTCTTCGCTTCGTGCTGCAAATACACAATAGTGACCACTACTGCTGAGTACCCCTTCTAAAAATTCTTTGGTTCCCATTTCTCTGCTCCGTATGTCGTGACGGATTGGGGGTCAGTCCAACCCGCCACGACAAATCTATCGTTGATGACCCCAACTGTTAGACCTTAGTCGTCCCAGTCATCAACGATAGCAGAAAGGTCGTCATCATCAGAGGGAGCAGGCACCTCTTTCTTTTTTGCGACCTTCTTCGGTTGCGGTTCAGGTTCCGATTGCGGTAGATCATAAATATCCACTTCATCGTCTTTTACCACACCCCCCCGCGCTTGAACTCCATCAGCTTGTGATACCGTTAGAGTAATAGCATCAATAGCTTCTGCGCTATCTTTTGCCTTTACAGCTTCATGTAGCTCTTCTTCTGTTAAAGGGCGAGCTGCTTTAAAGAATAGTTTTGGGGTATCGCTATTCTCGTCAAAAGCCATAGTAGTAACTACTGCAATGGATGGAGTTTTATGAGCTTTTAAGTGTTTAACATATGCTTGCATACCCATCTTACCATTTTTGGCATCACCAAAAATAGAGGTTGCGGGTAAAGACAGTTGATAAACCGTCTCCATGTCACCCTCTAAACAAACTGCTACACGCTGAGAAAACCTACAAGCCTTGGTTTCTCCCTGACCAGAACCTTTAATGTTTTGAGGGCACTCCATACAACGAGACGCCTGCATCTGATCTTTTGGTACATCAGAAGAAGGTTTTTGTGTGTCAGGCGACCAACAAGTAGGTGCGGAAGGATTTTCAGCATCGTAAGATCCTGAGTAGTAAGTACGTGATAATTTAGCAGCGTTTACAATAACTACATTTAAAAAACCATCGTTCTTAATGTTTATTTGTTCACCACCTACGATCTGGCGAAAGCGACCGCCCCGCAAACTAATTCGGCGAGATCTATTGCTATTAGAACCACCTGATAAATTATCATCAACGTCCTGTAATTGTTTGAACAGATCGCTGGATACTAAGGAGTTGCCCCCTTCAAAAAGAGTCATGTCTGACATACTGTTCTCCATTAATTTTCAGTAAGAAGGGCATCATCTTGCCCCTTTTCTTGCGCGGCTGTCAACGCCGCTTCTACATCATCAAGCCTAAACCGATATACTTCGCCGACTTTAATGTATGTATTCGCAGGGATCGCGCCTGTTTGCATCCATTTTCTAATAGTAGAAATAGATACTTGGAAATAATCCGCGACCTTGTTTATGTTTGTATACGGGGTTTCTACATCACTCATTTTTTTCTCACAGAAATAACGTACTCAGAATCCACGTTTAAACCCGAAGGCATTTGGTCTGGGTTCTCTTCAAGAAACTGTCGTACATGGGTTTGATTTAAACGCTTCTCAAAAAACTCAGGAAGATTATGATCCATGATAAATTTGTGCATAGATCCCCAATCATTTGTCCAGTAGCGCGATTTAATTGTACGGTAAAACAGGCCCGAGGATGTTTTGACGCTATCGACATTATGCTCTTTGCAATGGTCTAGCAGTGCGCGCTTTAGTTTATCCTGTTTACTCGCAAGTTTGTCATCTTCTTCAGCAAATTGTGCCTTCAATTCTGACCGTTTGGAACGTATGTTTACATACGCTTTGACCAACTTTTCGACAGTCACCGCCATCATTATTCTCCGTTTTATATTTATGTTACTGTTATATGGTAACTTATAATACTTAGTCAAGTATTTCTTTGTATAAATTTATCATTTCTGCGTGTATGTTGATACGCTCGTCTAGAAGGCGGTAAATACGTTTTTCTGCGTTCGACCCCGCGAGCTGTATAACTGTACATTTATGCTTTTGCCCTGACCTGTGGACCCTTGCATTTGCTTGCGCGTAGGTTTCCAATGAAGGTGTCGGCCCCCACCATACCACAGTGTTTGCCGCAGTAAGTGTGACCCCATGTGCCGCAGCTTGAGGTTGGATTACTAACACTTCTGGGTGTTTATCATTTTGAAAGCGGGCGAATATCTCAGTCCTTTTAGACGCAGGAACATCTCCTCGTATGATTGCTGACGTTATGCCGTCAGATGTCAGCTCTTCTACAAGCATATCGATTGTATGCTTAAATGGTACAAATATTAGTACCTTCTGACTACTCTCGTTTATAACTTCTTTAAGTGCTTGATATCTGTTTTTAATATCAAACCGCACTGTATCACCATCGTCAGTATATACAGCCCCCGCTGATATTTGTAGGAGTTTATTCATACTTATCGCAGCGTTTGTGGCGGTCACTTCTTCCCCTGCCACTTCCATAACCATCTTTTTTCTGAGCGTTTCGTAGTATTTTGTTTGCTGCTTTGTCATTTCAACAAATCGTTTCGTGTAAGTCATGTCTGGCAAATCAAGACATTCGTCTTTAGTAAAACGTATTGCTGGCTGCAACACTTTGTAAACGGTATCTTTTGCTGTTTCTTTTGGCTTCCAAGTAAATTGTGTCACTTTCCACATCACCATATCACGCCACGACCCAAAGAACCTTGGAACTGATAAGTGGTTTACCATTTTAGCTAGGCCATACGCATCAAGTGGTGACTGTGCGGCAGGAGTACCTGTCATCATCCACAGCCAATCATCTTTTCCTATGAGCTTGTTAAGGGTTTTCCAACGCTTAGTTTGCGCGTTTTTATAATGGGTAGCTTCGTCTACAATAAACAGATCAAACCCACCGTTGGCTATTTCTTCCTTCACAATGTCAATGCCATCATAATTAATTACAACGAACTCAGCGCCACTGTTAATTATCTTCTTACGCTTTTCTTTACCGCCGTAAGCAACGTCTACAGTGCGGTGCATAGCAAAAGAGAATAGATCGTTACGCCATGCGCTATCCATAATAGATAGGGGGCAAATAACTAGAACTCTGTTTACCTTCCCCTGCGTCATTAGGTAATCAGCCGCCCATATAGCAGAGGCCGTTTTACCTGTACCCTGCTCATTAAAACAGAAAGCTTTCTTATTTTTAGTAAGAAATGCAGCGGTGTCTTTTTGATGTTCGTAAGGCTTGTATTGTCCGGGCCAGTTGTAACGTCTAGTAATGGGTGACGGTGCCTTTATATTTAACCTTAATAGTTTGTGAACTTCATCAAGTCCCCAGTTTACGATAACTTTATTCATAGACAACTCCCTGCTTTTAGGGATTATTGTCGTGATCTGTTTAGGATTACGGACATTTAGCAGTAACGCTTTATCCCTTATAATTTCCATACTGTTCTCCGTGGTAGTGTTTCACTACCGTTTCTTCTTGGGACTGCTCATAGCACCGCCAGAGGCTCTATTTTTCTTGCGGCTTTGTACTTTTACACCGTCTTTATTTTTGCCGCCCTTGCTGAGTGGTTTTTTGTGCGCGATATCTTTACCTTCACGCTTGTCGGCTTTGCCGTTCTTGTTGGCATCCTTGCCAGTCTTATCCATTTTACGCCGCGCACGTTGCCGCTCCATGCGATCCTCGTGTTCACCTCTTTCTTTTTGTTGCTTATATTCTTTTTTGTACGGTCTTGGTTTGTTTTTGTAAGGCATTAGTTATTCCCGTTATGTGGACATTCTAAAACTTTGCAGTGGCGTTTGCACAAACCAGAAGGACGTGGATTCCAAACATCTGTGTCAAACGCTTTCTCCATTCTACCATAAACTCCCAACCATTTCTCCCAAAGATTAGGCTCAGAAGAAATTTCATACTCTTCTTTTATCAACTTGTTCGCTACTACAAATAGTAGTCCAGCCTTAACTTTTTTAACTTCGGGGTAATGTTTAAATATTGTCAGGGCCATAAGCTCAAGCTGACCTTTATCTGCATACCGTGCAGACTTACCTGTCTTATAATCTATTACCCACGCAATTTCAGCTAGCACATCTACAATTATTAAATCCGCAATGCCCCTAAACCAAACACGATCATTAAAGAAACCGCATGGTTTTAAATCAGCCGTTAGACCTAACTTCTTTTCACATATCTTAACGCCACGCTTGTTGTTCAAAGCGTCAAGAGTGGCTCTAATAAACTCAAATTGTGGGGGTAAT